CAGCACAATATAATGATGGACGTGTGGGAACAGCATATATCCAGGAGTTACGCTTTAATACCTATTGTGAACGTCTGCAGAACTTAGTTGTAGAAGAATTTGACACAGAGTTTAAACGCTACTTACTTGAAAAAGGAATCAACATTGATACAGCAATGTTTGATCTTAAATTTCAACCTCCACAAAACTTTGCAAGTTATCGTCAAGCTGAGATTGATAATGCAAGAGTGCCTACATATACACAAATGGCAGCTATACCATACATTTCAAATCGTTTTGCAATGAAGAGATTCTTAGGTATGACAGAAGAAGAGCTTGCAGAAAATGAACGTCTGTGGAGAGAAGAAAACGAAGAGAACCTAAATCCAATTCCAGGTGATGCAAGTGCAGAAATGAGAGATGCAGGAATAACTTCAACAGGTATAGGATCAGACTTAGACAACATTGAAGACGAGGCACCAGAAGGTGCAGGCGGCGAAGATGGTGGCGATGCATCACAACCTGACACAGTTACAGGCGACGAACTAGGTACACCTGCACCAGGAACTGAACAAACGATATAAATACATTATGATACTTAGAGAAATATTTTATCACGACCCAGAAACTATTGAGCCTGTAGAAGACAAACGCTACGAGGCTGATAATGACGTTGTATCTCCTATAGACAAAAAAGATACACGTAAAACACGACTATCTCTAAGCCAAATCAACAGAATCCGCAAAGCAAGTGAGCTACATACAGAAGAAAAGCGTAAAGAACAAGAGTTCGTAAAGCAAATGTATGGTATTGCTGCAAACGCTGAAGCCGGAGTTTAATATTTGTCAAACATAGCATTTGTGCTAGGCAATGGCACTAGCAGAAAATCAATCAATCTCGATCATCTAAATACCTATGGAAAAATCTACGGGTGCAATGCACTCTATAGAGAGTTTTCTCCTGACTATCTAATTGCTGTTGATACAAAAATGATTTTAGAAATTAACAAAGCAGGGTATCAACATTCGCACGAAGTCTGGACAAATCGTAATAAAGCATTTGATAAAATGAATGGCTTTAATTTTTTTACTACAAGCAAAGGCTGGAGTTCTGGACCAACTGCTTTACACTTGGCTAGTGAACATAACAATGATGTTATTTACATATTAGGATTTGATTATACTGGTATTGACAACAAAGTTAATAACATTTATGCTGACACCTGGAATTATAAAAAAAGCCATGAAAAAGCAACTTACCACGGAAATTGGCTTAGACAAACACTAATTACTTGCCAAAAATTTGACAAAAAGAGATATATAAGAGTGTTAGGAGATGATGCTTTTATACCAAAAGAGTTTCAAAAATTAGATAACATATCGCATATATCTATTGAAGAATTTAGAAAAATTTTCAATATTTCATAAAATGCAGGTAAAATGGGCTGTTTTTGGCCTATTTCTGCGCACATTTCAACAAATAGAGTAAATACTATATGACAGCCCCGTACAGAAGTCATCTTCTGTGCAACTAAAATATTTATAGGAGTTAAAAATGGCAGATCAAAACAAATTTGAAAAGATGCTAGAGCTACTTGTAAACGAAGACAAGGAAGCAGCACAAGAATTATTCCACGAGATTGTAGTAGAAAAATCACGTGACATTTATGAATCACTACTAGAAGACGAAGCAGATGTTGAAGAAGCAACTGACGAAGAAGTAGATGAAGCAACTGACGAAGAAGTAGATGAGTCAGAAGACGATCTAGACGAAGCAACTGATGAAGAAGTTGAAGAGTCAGATGACGAAGTTGAAGAAGGTTTTGACCTAGACGAGTTTGAAGTAGAAGCAGATGACGACATGGGCGGAGACGCAACTGACGACATGATGGCAGACCTAGGCATGGACGACGAAGGTGAAGAAGGCGACGAAGAAGAAGGTGAAGAAGGCGATATGGAAGATCGTGTTGAAGACCTAGAAGATGCGCTAGAAGACCTAAAAGCAGAATTTGAAAAAATGATGGCTGGTGACGAAGGCGACGACGAAGGCGAAGAAGAGCCAGAAGAAGAAGCTTTTGCATTCGAAGACGAAGAAGTTGAAGAAGCAGCCGACGAAGAAGTTGAAGAGTCAGACGAAGAAGTTGAAGAAGCAGCTGACGAAGAAGTTGAAGAGTCAAAAGAAGCAAAAACAGCTGGCGAAGAAATGCGCGAGTATGTAGAAAAAGTATCTGCAACAATGGGTGACAATGGTGCAAATACTAAAAGTGCAGTAGCTGGTCCAAATGATATGGGCGGTGATGCATCAAACTTAGCACAAGGTGCAGACGAAAAAGGTCGTACCGCAGACACTGCTAAAGAAGACAACGCAGGTAACGTAAATGTTCCAGGCGGTAAGGCTTCTAAGTCAATGACTGGTGCTAAAGGCCACGGCGCTGAGAAAAAAGGCGCAGGCGAAGCTGCTGACAACAAAACACCTGTTGTAGGCAAGTAAGTTAGGACTAATAGATGAGAAACTTACGAGAGCATTTGACATTCGATCAAGCTAATGTAGTGCTTGAGAACGCAAACGAAGGTAAAGACCTTTACATGAAAGGTATTATGATCCAAGGCGGCGTTCGCAACGCTAATCAGCGAGTGTATCCTGTAAATGAAATAGGCAGGGCTGTCAAAACTCTCAGCGATCAAATTAGCAATGGATACAGTGTCCTCGGCGAAGTTGATCATCCAGAAGGACTAAACATTAACATTGACCGTGTAAGCCATATGATAACTGAATGTTGGATGGATGGTGATAACGGTTATGGCAAGTTAAAGATATTACCAACACCGATGGGGAATCTAGTTAAAACGATGCTTGAAGCAGGAGTTAAACTAGGCGTTTCATCAAGAGGTAGCGGAAATGTTTCAGAAGACGGTAGCAATACCGTCTCTGACTTTGAAATAATCACCGTGGACGTTGTGGCACAGCCTAGCGCCCCTGGTGCATATCCTACACCAATCTATGAGCACCTTATGAACGCTCGTGGCGGATATAAGGCATACGAATTAGCACAGGCAACAAAAGAAGACCACAAGGCACAAAAGTATCTTAAGGAATCACTGATTAACATAATCAGTAAACTCCAATGAAACAGGAGAATGTAATGATAGATGCACTAAAAACGCTATTTGAAAATGATGTTGTTTCATCTGAGATAAGAGAACAAATTGAAGAAGCTTGGGAAGCAAAAGTTCAAGAAAACAAAATGCAGGTAACTGCTGAGTTACGTGAAGAATTTGCACAAAAGTATGAGCACGATAAGTCAACTATGGTTGAAGCTATTGACTCACTACTGTCTGAGCGTCTTGCAGAAGAGATTGCAGAGTTTGCAGAAGATCGCAAACAACTAGCTGAAGCAAAAGCAAAATATGCTGTTGCACAGCGTGAAAATGCAGATCTACTGAAAAACTTTGTTGTAGAGCAATTACAAAAAGAAATTTCAGAACTTCGTGCAGACAAAGTAGCAATGGCTGAGAACTATGCTAAGTTGGAAGAATTTGTTGTTGAATCACTAGCAGGTGAGATTGCAGAGTTTAACGAAGACAAAAAAGATCTAGCTGAAACAAAAGTACGTCTAGTACGTGAAGCTAAATCACACTTCGCTAAAGTTAAGAAAGACTTTATCGAAAGAAGTGCTACAGCAGTATCTGAAATGGTTGGTAAATCACTTAAGAGTGAAATTACTTCACTTAAAGAAGATATTGACACAGCACGTAGAAACGACTTTGGTCGTAAAATATTTGAAGCATTTGCAAACGAATATACAACTTCACATTTGAATGAAAATTCAGAAGTTAAAAAGTTAATGGGCGTACTAGCTGCTAAAGATAAGCAACTAGCAGAAGCAAAAGCATTTGCTACAAAAGCAAAAACACTTGCAGAATCAGTAAACAAAGATAAAGAACGTTTAATTGAATCTGCAAAGCGTGAAAAAATTATGAATGAGTTGATTTCGCCACTAAGCAAAGATCAGCGAGAAATCATGACAGACTTACTGGAATCAGTACAAACCGACAGATTACAAAAATCTTTCGACAAGTATCTGCCATCGGTTATCGACGGAAATACTCCAGCAAAGCGCAAGGCAGTAATTACAGAAGGCACAGAAGTAACAGGCAACAGAACCGAAACAAAACCAATGACACAAAATAAAGCAGACGAATCAAATGTTTTAGACATTAGACGTCTTGCTGGATTAAATTAAGGAGATTATGATGTCAGAACTATTAGAATCACGTTGGTCAGACACTAAAAACGCTCTTCTTGAAGGCCTGCAAGGCAACAAGAAGTCTGTAATGTCTGCAACATTAGAAAATACTCGCAAGTATTTGTCAGAAGCAGCGGGCGCTGGCGCAACATCAGCAGGTAACGTAGCAACACTTAACCGTGTTATCCTACCAGTTATCAGACGTGTTATGCCAACTGTTATTGCTAACGAACTAGTTGGTGTACAGCCAATGACTGGTCCAGTGGGTCAAATCCACACACTACGTGTACGTTATGCAGACGACATGACTGCTGCAAACTCAGACAACACAACAGCAGGTGAAGAAGCACTAAGCCCATTCAAAATTGCTGAAGCATATGCTGGTGACGGCGATGCAGGTAAAGCAGCAGCTACATCAGCACTTGAAGGTGCGGCTGGACGTAAATTGTCCATCCAAATCTTGAAGCAGACTGTCGAAGCGAAGACACGTAAGTTGTCAGCTCGCTGGACATTTGAAGCTGCTCAAGATGCACAGTCAATGCATGGTATTGATGTTGAAGCTGAAATCATGGCAGCACTTGCACAAGAAATTACTGCTGAGATTGACCAAGAAGTTATTGGTTCGCTTGTAACACTTTCAGGCACAGCAGCACAAACATACGACCAAACAGCAGTATCAGGTACAGCTACTTTTGTTGGTGACGAGCATGCAGCACTTGCAGTTCAAATCAACAGAGTATCAAACTTGATCGCGCAGCGTACACGTAGAGGCGCAGGTAACTGGGCAGTGGTATCACCATTCGCACTAACTATCCTACAGTCAGCAACTACTTCAGCGTTTGCACGTACAACTGAAGGTTCATTCGAAGCACCAACTAACACTAAAATGGTTGGTACATTGAACAACGCAATGAAAGTATATGTAAACACATATGCAGCAGACGATGCACCAGTACTAATTGGTTACAAAGGCTCAAGTGAATCAGATGCAGCGGCATTCTACTGCCCATACATCCCACTAATGAGCTCAGGTGTTGTACTAGATCCAACATCATTCGAACCAACTGTATCATTCATGACACGTTATGGTTATGTTGAGCTAAACAACACTGCGTCATCACTTGGTAACGCAGCTGATTACTTAGGTAATGTTGCAATCGCAGCGGGCGTAACATTTAGCTAAGTTTTACATTAGTAGTAAAGAGAAAATAGGCCCTACGGGGCCTATTTTTTTGACTTTTTTTTAAAAAAAATGGTTGACTTTTGTTTGTAAGATGTTATATTAATAATATAACAAGACGTTGTTATATGGGTTGGCGCTAATA